GTTCGAGCTCGTATTATAGCAATAAGAATACGATGGTGAAAGTTTTAATCAACTAGTTCAGATATGACTAGAAGAAAATCGTAAGTACACACGCACTTTAGGTAACTAAGTGTGTAATAAATCTTTCAAAGATTGGGTGGTCGTGGACTTGACCAATGGAGTGTTGCGAGCTTTCTTAGTCCTCTTTCTTGTTCGAAAAGGATTACGTGATGCAAGAGCAGGCAACGGTGCAGGTGGAATTAAAAACCCAAGCGTGAAATCATCTCCAGCGGAAATGAAAAACTGCGAGGTTATAAGAGTACCATTAACTAGAATACCGACAGGATCGTCAGTCGTAATGGCAGCAGTGGAAGGGAAGTTGAAGGCATAAGGCATGTTGTGGAACCATGGAATTTCAGTGCCAACAAGTGGATAAAAATCAGGTACAGTGGCATTTCGACCAGAACTACCTATTCCAAGAACATCAGTAGTAGGTCTAACAACGCAGATATCAGGTGAAGAAGCTGCGAAGAAATGTTTCATGCGCCGAGAACCGCGCCAGAAATACCAGACTTGTGAAAGCCATCCCCAGGTAGAGTAAGTACCAGTACCAGGAAGCGGCTGAAGTGGTGTAGGAAATGTGGTTGAAGAATCAACATTTCCAACATAACGTTTGAGAACATCATTGATTGTTCCAGAGACTTCACATTGAACGAAGCCTTTTTCGACAGACGAGGTACATCCATCGAGAATAGGATCAAATGATTGTTTGAAAGTGGAGCGAATGTCACACTGAGGTTCAACTACATCAAAACCAGCAACAGGAACGTTGGTTGGTAAGCAAAATTGAAAATCAGGAGCTGCAGATCGCCAAACTGCAACATAAATGGTAGAATCAGCTGAAACTGACTGACCAATAATAGGAGTGATAAGTTCCGTGACAAGAACAGGAAACGTGTCTGAAATGTTTCTCCTACGCCAATGCGTTTCGGAGAGATAAGGAACAGTAATGGATACGTTAGTATCTCCTTTAATATCAACAATCTTCGAGACAATGTCGCCAGAGGTGGTAACATCGGAAGTCCAGTTGACGTAATTGAGAGATATACGAACACGGCAAGAAGTGAAAGCAGTTGTGAAAAACTGAAAATAGTAGCGGAATGAACCACGCCACCATTGATGACATTCAGCAGCGACAAAAAGGAAATCAGGCATACCTTCGGGGTTATCGACAGCTTCAGGAATGCAGTGAATCGAAAACTGAGTTTGTGCAAGGTCAAGTATATAAAACTTATGCAGCATAGGAACGCATGCAAGTTGAGTAAACGACATAGCAGATGACTCGCCACCCATAAGTTCATGAACGAAAGGAATAGCAGGAGTAGGATACAAAGATAGAGTTTGGGAATTGTCCAAGCCAGACGCTTGAGACATATCACGAGTAAGGTCCATGGAAACAGGAGTAATAGTAGGCACTCCAGTAGGTTTATCCATAATACCAAAAATAACCTTAAATACGTCGATGATTGGATCAATGAATCCTCCGATGATAGGAATACAACGGAGAATAGGACGGATGAAATATCCCAAAGACGGAACAGTTGTGGTACCAGTTCGAGTCTTATTCTGGGCTTCTTTGTTAACAGGATCGTGCATGGAACCATCAGCAGAAATAATCTTAGATTGGGGTTCAACAACATCACGAGGTTTGGTTCGCATTCGCAACGTGGAACCAGGTACATAACCAGCAACTTCAGGTTCAACAAATGAGGCATAAACCTGAATATGAACGTCAGGAGAGACGTCAGCTGATGTAGTAATAAGTGGGGCAAGCGACACAAGAGATACAGTAGCAATCTCTGCAGTGTCAAATGAATCCAACCGAATCCAAGTTTTAGGACTAAGATACGGTATGGTAAAGGTGCAAGCTTGCTGAGTGGATGCGGATAATGTAATCGGACGCAATCCAGATGCGGTGTAAAGGGAGGGTGACAAATCGGAAGTACATGGCTTCCAACATACGATAATAGCTCCCATATGATACGGAGTAGAATTCATCCGAATTTCAATTTTAACACCAGCACGAAAATACAAGAAAGATGAAAGAGCATCTTGAATCGAGTTTTCGGCAAACAAAACTTCAGGGAAAACGACATTAAATGTCACTAATGGACCTGTCCAGAGTAACTCTGCAACTAAATAGTTTCGTTTTAAAATATGAGACGGGACTTGTCTCGGAAAGGGGTTGTCAATCTTCGCATGCATTTGCGTATATGACAAAACGGGCATGACGGTAATTTCTTCTTCAGCGTCATTAAAATGGGTAAGTTCGATCTGTTGTTCAGGACCGACTTCCTTGGTCTCTAAGAGAGTTTTCTTTTCTTCTTTAGTAGATGATTGTGCAGACCAGTTTTCTAGAAATTCCAACAAAGGCCTAAATGTTGGTACTAGGATTTGTTAAGTTTACTTAGCAACAGCAATATCAATCGACGTAACAGCACGTCAAGTGACAAGATCACATTGCTTCAGGATATCAGGTTTTTGATCACGTGATATTTCTGCAATTCCAGTTTAAAGTCATGGGGGACGGAACAGTCTAACAAAGAAATGCATTCTGCAGATAAGCAGCCATCAAATCTTCATAAGATTGAGTGTAGACTTTTGACGAGTCTAGTATCTGTATCACTTTATTGAGTCGGGCACGTTCAAATTCAAACGTAACCTTACCATAGTGGAAAAACTCAGAAATTGCCGTACGCAAATTTTCAATAGTTTGTTCCTTCTTAGGTTTCTCATCAGATCGAATCCATTGGGTCATGGAATAAAGTGAAGGTAATTCGAGGGGGGCAAAAGTACAAGAGCCCTGTTCTCTAAATTTCCTTTGGAGAAATATTAGATCCTCTCGAGGGATGGATTTCTTATCCATCGGAGATTTGTCGGGGTTGGTGATATCCCAATTGAATTCTCTCTTAAAGAGTTTAGAAATGGTAATACCATTAAATTTATCAATCACATCAGGATGAACTCCAAGAGCAGAGTCATCACCATTAACACCCAAAGCACACCAATCATCAAATTTCAATCCAGGACAAAGCTTACGAAAAGCAAATCTAAAACAAATTGAATTGACGATAGAATTTAACCAAGAAGTTTCCCAAGAGCCAGAAGGCATCAAAGTACAGGAAAACACCTTGTTGTGCAAAATGAAGTTACTACACAAAGTGGTAACAACAAGACAAACAATATTGCGGATCCACAATGCATCCCGAATCGGATCAAGACACATCATTTCCGCTATTTCACGGGAAACGTCCCACGCCAAACCAACGACAAAATTAATGTCCCAGGCAGGCGTATCAAGGGCTACGAAACCAGTTTTGGGGCCAAAACGACAAAGTCGCTTATGCAACATACCCCATTCAGCTGAATGACAATTAATCCCTAAGGATATATCACTTTGAGTTGGATCAGAACACAACGCTTCTTTAAAAGTACCTAAATACATTATCGAACGTAAAACGTGTGATTTGCCCATAACTGCAAAGGCGCGGGTTGCGCCAGCTGCGACTCTATCAATAGGCCGCGTCTCATCTTTAAGACACCAGGATGCAATTCCAGGTGGGAAAAAGCCTTGTTCAACCAAAGCTATTTCCTCTTTTACTTGTTTCTCTAATCGAGGATCAATCCAAAAAGGAGATCGACGAATTAATTTGTCCAACTTAATGCCACGTTCGGCAAAACCAGGACCAGATGATTTAGAAAGAGAAATTGAAGATACATCGTGGGAAACGAGACCATTTACGGCCTCCTCTAAAGTTAAAATACGATGTTTATGCTTGGAAAAATTCGGATGACGAATACCAAGATAATTATCTCGATGAGTGAGTTCAGGATCCATTGGACGGATCCTTTTATTGCCAATTTTGGCTAAGGCGAGTTCAAGTGGTTTAATCAAAACACCTTTGTCATTGCGAAATGGCGAAAGTTTAGCAGGCGCTTTGAGCACAGGATAATAACATGGAATAACATCGCCATTTGGATTAATAACACCATCATAAAAACATGAGGAGACGATTCTTGAATCACGAGGAACAAAAATACTCTGACTAATAGTAGCAACTTCACGAGCGCCAGACAAAGATTCTCCGACTGATGGGGACATGGTGAAACCTCCCTCAGCTAAAACTTGTTCTGACAAGGAGTAATGGGCTTCAGGCCTCAAAAACCTGTCAAAATCTTCTACATAGATGGGTGCGACAATGGAATCGCCTTTAAAACCTGCTACGTGAATACCCACAAATTTCTTCTCAACTTTGGGATTGAAAAGAACATAAGGAGTACCACATAAACCAGGCATACCTTCAACGCTTTGGGCGCGGTATGACCCATACAATTCTTTGTGAATCATCCCATTTGGCGAGGGATAACTCGTGGTAACAACATTTCCTTTGGAGAAATGAGTACCCTTAGAAACAACCATAAGTTTCCGATGAAACTGTATCCTTGCAGGATTAGCAGCCTCAAGATTTGAGTCAACATGCGGCATGTGCTGTTTCATACTCTTAGTAGGAAGACGAGTCTTAAAATCAAGAAAAGCAACATCGCGGCTAGATTCAATCTGAATAGTGACCTGGTGTGGAACATATTGCTCAACACAACCACGGTCCTCTCGTTGGTTTTTAAAAAGTTCAATCATTCGAATTGGGTGAGGAAACTCAAAAGAATGTGCGGATGACACAGCCATAGTACCGCCTATGAATTGAACGTGAGTGGCCAAAACGGTTCCATCAACATAATGTATGTCACATGGAACGTTATTATTAATAGCACGGATTGCAATCTCCGCTGCACCTTGATCACAGGTTTGAGGCTCAACTTCAACACCATGAGGATCAACATAAACAACTGGTTTACCAAACGGATTAATCTTAGACATCGCACGATCACGAGTGTCATAATTATCCTTAGACTGAGCTTCAACTCCAAGTTGGCGAGGGGACACAAGCCAAACAAGGAAAATAGCCAAAAGGGAGAGAACTCCAATAATAAGACCAATAACGGTAACGCGAATTCCTTGAGGTGTGGAAAACCAATCAAAGAATGCATACCAAGCTCTCCATAAAGAAACAGTAAACTCACAACTATCACGAGAAGGATGCATGTCGTTGCCTTCATCATCAGGGTGAAACGATAAATTAGGAACAACTGAACTAAGACAACGAAGAAACCGACGCTGATGTTCATCAGTCAAATCATCAAAATAGACAATAATAGGAATCTCAGATGCGACAAAATCATCATTACGATTAGTTCGATACAGAAGACGATGAACTTCAGCAGTGAGATAACCACCAGCACGAATTTGTTCCATTGTCATGAACTCAAATGGACTTGTCTCGAACATAAGTCCACATGCTTCATGATAACCATGATAATCGTACACATGGGGATCATCCTGATATGCACCATCACACCAATCCTGCGAAAAGAATGCCGAGGCATCTTGATACCTCTGGAAAGCATTACAAAAAGCAGTAATGGTAGCCTGACGAATAGTCGAAGCTTGTTCTACACGTGAATGCCCATGATACTGGTAACACAAGGATGAAATCAAACACTTATAATGACGAATACAAAAACTCCAGTTTTGTTGTACCCAATCATACAAGCCAGGAAGAACAGGAAAACATCCTGTAAGCCACAATGTCTCATTGGGGGATAAGATATCCTGCTGCAACGTACGATTGTGAGCATACCGAAGTGCTTGTTGGGACATAGACTCGGTAGCAATCCAAGGATTAACTGGTTTATTTGCCTTAACCCACGCTTTCATAACCTGAGTAGGCCGAAGAGAATCAAGATTAATATTTTGAGCACGGGAGACATAAGCACCTTGAGCAAGTGCATTAACAGAAGAGGTCGAAAGAGAAAATCTTGGTTGCATACAACTAGAATAATCCAAAGAGGCATATGCTTCATGGCATTGCTTTGCAGATAATTCACGTTGTTTAAGTTTCTTAACCGTAAGATTAACTAATTGTTGAAATGTAAGTTCGGCAGACCGCTTACCATCAGGTGTTATAACATCAAACTTCCAACCTTCAAAATCATCTGGAAAACTCCAAGCATCGGTCTTGGTGGGAAACTTCTGTCCAGTCTTTGTAGACAACTGAACACGGAGACCTATACGACGGTAAAGAGCTTCTTGATCATTGATTCCAAGAGCACGAGGTAAAGCCAACTCATTAGTAGATGTAATAACAAACTTGGACTCAAAAGAAACAAATCCCTTAGATTCTAAACTTGCCATATGCAAAGGAAAAGGATTTGAATTAATCATGTGAATGAGTTCCATGGTGGTAGTAGTTCGAGCCTCAGGTTCAAGAATCTGAAAAACATCATCAACAGAGGTACACCATTGATTTGCGTAACCATCCCAAAATTCTTGATCGAGTTTACGTTCATAACGCATAGTAGCGGCAAACTTTTTCTTAGTTAAACACTGATAAACAGCAGGAATAAAGAATTCCATGAACTTAGTTTTGCCAAAACCAGGAAGACCAAACAAATAGAACCAAAAAGGTTCAGGACGAGTTTTATGCAACATAAGAACTTTCATAGCTTCATGATACAATGGCATATAGACAGTGATGAGACGAGTGAGTTCAGTAGCAAAACCCATAGATCTCATATCGGAACCAGATGCAGTTCGACGATAACGAATAAGAGTTTCATACGCTTCACGAATTTTAATGCACAACTCTTTATCATTAACCATATCTGCACGAATATTTTCACGACTAAGAATCTCAGATTGAGTTGTGAGCACCTCAATCAACATATTTGCTTCAAGGGACTTTGTAAAGAAAGGTTTGCCAGTAGCAAATTCACAAACAATATCAACAACCTTATAACCAGCATCAAACAAAGTGGACAACATTTCTTTAACATTTTTAACGCCAGATGCTAATGTATTAAATTCTCGAACAGGGGTCATCAAGCCACTAGTCGACTTTGGTTGAGAACCAAACATAAAATGAGAAAGAGATGATAACATAGTAAGGGACAATGTATCTTCACCTCCTTGAGCATTAACAATAGTTCCATCCTCATCTTCTTCAGCAAAGAGGTTGAACACAAGGTCATCACGATCACCAAGGTCAACAATCGGTTCATCATTTTCATCAAAATCAACAGGATCACGTTCTTCATCAGATGAAGCACCACGAGCATAAGAAGTAAGATCAGGTTCGTTCTCAGTAAAATCAATACGAACATTTGGGTCAACAGGAGGATGATCAGGAGCCTTAGGTTTAATACGAGTACGAACGGGACGAGGTAAAGGTTTACGTTTTTTAACAATAGGTGGTGGATCAATAGGATGTAAATTAAGTTCATCACCATCAACAGAATCGTTTTCTTCTTCTCCTGCACTCTCCTCAGATGTAGTAGTAGAATCAGGAGGAACATCTTTAGCAAATAATAAAGCTTCACGATCAATTAAATAAACATAAGCTTGGAATCCAGAACACCAGGGATCTTGCGAATTACGCAAAAGAACAAATCCATCGACAGGAGATTCTATTGGACGAGATGGAAATCTCATAGCATTCCAATGCTTATAATGTTGTTCAATTCGTTTTCGAACATCAATCTTAGTATCTACTCTCTCACGAGAGACAACTTGTTGAATCAACATACCAATTGTGGCGGCACCAACCAAACCACAAATTAACGACAACAGGACATTACGAACAGTAAGACGGTCTGCAAAAGCAAACCAAACAATAGACGACAAAATAGCAGAAATAAGAATGACAGCAACACACCACCAATCTTTTATATAATGAGACACACTTTTCATAAACTCAAGTACTTTGTCTTTTACAACAATGTACATACTAACGACTGTCTGTTTAAGTGTATCAATAGACTCTTTAAGAGCCGTTCTGGTAAAAGTTGTAACAAGTTTGCTAACGAAAGAATCGTAAACTGACTTAGAAAAGTCAAAAAGCCCTTGAGCTTGAGCAACTTTACCACTTTGCCATGACAAAAGCATGGTCTTAAAAATACAAGCAATCTTATCAACAGAAGACGCACAATGTAACTGATAATGCAGAACACAAAGTCGTGTGGACAACTGTTTATTAGAATGAAGGTGTAAATCTTTAGATTTGCGTTGTATAAATAAATCGGTAGTACCCGAAATGAAGTGACGAATCACTTCTGAACAATTAGGGATATACGATTTCTTGAAGATTAATTCCATATAAGGAAAAATCATGGAGGTCTTAAAACCAGGGGTTGAGCTAAAGCCCCTGGTAATCCACATTTGCTGTAGATTGTAAGCACTCTCCTGAACATCATCGACCAGCCAATGAATTTCTTTGGCGGCTAGTGGACGACGTTTGCGTAACGAATGAATCTGTTTGATTATGTGATCTTGAGATTCGTGACGCTCTCGGACGTTTAATGAGGACTCAGATTCCTCAATCGGAACAGGTTCTGCTGCAAAGAGCCTGTTGAGAACAACTTCCTCGCTTAGGAATTGTTCGTGTTTCATAAAATAATTTTGTTTAGAGATAGATTTTTTAGTTTGTTTCATGATGGGTTTAAAATTTTAAAGTCAACGTGTACATGGATGCGGAGACTCGCGGGAATATAGTAAGGTTAATGATTTCAAAAAGATGTCAACAAATTTTTACAACATGACATACCACGACTTTTGCACTAATTAAGCGGCGTGGAATATCGTTACACAAACATGGCTACTCTCTCAAATTTAGCGAAAATGAGAGAGAGATTATGATGAGTGTGTAGATGTGTTGTTCTTTAATCCTGAATAGCCTACCCCAAAGGGAGGACTTAACCATCAGGAGATACAACGAAATGTTTAAATCAAAATGAAATCAAAAGTTATAAATAAGAGCCCGGGTCGCACTAACGTAGCAACACACGGCAGTTTCTTGCAGATACTGTCAAACCATGAACTCATAAGAACATAAAAAGGCCAATAAGAATTATCAAATCACCTCGAGCGATGCAAGCAAGAAGCAAGAGGATCAAATCAGTATCCTTGACCAAATTAATTCACCTAGACAAGCGAGTGAATATTTACTAGTTCCGTAAGTTTAACCGAATGTGGATTACAAAGTCCACAAACGAGATGCATTTTCCTTAAAAATGACTCAAAAATTAAAAGATTTAAAGTGTGAATAACACCTACGTCCTCAGGTTACCCATCATTTCAATAAGTAAAATCAATTTATGATACACCTCGCTTATATAAAGACAAAAACCTCTAAGCCTCGGGAGCCATGTTTCAATGTAAATGAATTTAGCAGAATCCAAATACAATGGTCATACATTAAAAGTGTAATTTTCTTATAGATGATCAGCATCAAAAGAATAAAATTGATCAATAAAGATCAGGGAACTACCTCGCGAAAGGGCGTAAAGCCAAAAAAGGATTGGTAGATGTTATACACTGCGATAAATCGAGTGTACAAGAATGATGTAGGATCCGGTCATACCCGGAAAGAACTACTATTAACAAGTGGTCATACCCACTGATAATAAGACACAAAAGTGTCAGGTAATGATTATCAAATAGATGAATCATTCAGGTCACATTTTTGTTCTAGACAAAATAGTGATAAAATAACTCCAGCAGTTTTTAAAACAAACTGGTAAAAGAATGCGATACCCTCGCATAACAATAGGGGGGGGGGTTGAAAAGAGAATACAATAGAATATGTATAAAATAAATAGTACTAAATATTTCACAACAATGCAATGATACGGAAAAACCGTAGCACAGCATGAAGTAAGAATAAGTAATAATAAATAAAATATAAATATAAT